TGGCCTTAATAAGGTTTTAGTTTCACAAGATGCTGCTGGAAACTTAGTTTGGGAAGATCAAACAATGGTTTTTAGTGCTTTGCCAGTAGGGTCTGTTATTTCTATTAGAAGATCAGATTTTAACAATACAAACTTTCATATAAATGATGGAGGTTCTTTAAATGAAACTGACAATGAACTACATTTAATATATGGTAGAGGAAGAGAATCAGGTATATACGAAGGATGGTATTTAGCAAATGGAAAAACTTGGGAATATGATAACGGTGTAATACAACATTTACTTCCTAACTTAAATGGGTTTGACTATAATATAGACCCGGGATCAACGTATGGTGGCGAATTGGGAGGCATTGGAGGAGATAATACAATTGTTGTTATTGGTGGAGCAGACACAAGTGTAAACGCAAGCTATAACAATACTAATAATAACTATGATGTTGATATATCATTCGATTCAACTGATGAAATTTTAGAAATGGGTGCATCTTCATATAGTTCTCAAGCAAGTATACATAGGAATATACAAATTGTAAAGCTAAACGAAAAAAACCTATATTGGAGAACAAACCCAGGAGGAACTACAGCACCAACTGCATTAATAGCGTCAGCACCTGCCGATAACTCTAATGATGCATGTTCAAACCCTACTCAAAATTATTTTATTACAAATTACACGGTTGGGGATTGGTCTGATACAAATAATAATCTGACAAGTTCTACTCTATATACTAACCAAGGTGGAAATGTTGGAACTATTGCAACGGCTAATAAATGGTATGCTAGCAATAGTGTTGCTAGATTCTGGGATGGAAGTAGTTTTACACTAGTTACAAACTGTCCAATTACTACAAACCTGAATTTAAACTATAATTTAGATGTTACTTCTTTAAATGGAACTGTTGTAGCTACCGGTATATATACAATTGATGGAAGTGATTATATAAACGCAACAACACTAGAAGATTCTAATGGTAATAATGCAGGAGGTGGATGGTATAAAATTGCTAATGATCCAAATGGATTGCGTAGGTATTGGAATGGTAGTCAATTTTTAGGAGAATCTATTGATAAACATTATGTAGAAGATGTAAGCACTATAGAATTTTCTTTCAAAGGAGGATCGACTGCGTGTAAAACATCAGTTACTCCTAACTTAATGTACTATGCAACTAACACAGCATCACAAGGACCTGTTTTCACAAACCTACATGATATATTCAACAGAGGTGGTATTATATATGTACATAAAGATTGGATAGGTACTACAGTTGGAAACTTTCCTCTTGTAAAAGTATACAGTCAAAATAGACCGAACGGAACTTCGCCATGGGCAACTACACTGGATGCTACATTTGGCGGTGATGTTTATTATTCACCTATTAAAACCGATTCGGGAGTACTTGCACCAACGAAGTGTGTTACTTCTAACACAATAACAGGAGTAACAAACGTTACCCCTTCAAACGCATCAAGCGTTGATAATACCGGTGGCGTTATAACTGTTAATAACCCAGCGGGGGCTACATTAACATTGATTGCAACTAACGGTGATGATGGACATTGGGCAACTGCCTCGGTAGATTCATCTCAATTTTCGCCTTCGTTGACAGTTTTATTAGAAGGATTTGGTAGTGGATCAAATACTAGAACAGATCAAGATCAAATAATTTTAACACAAGGTACTTATAATTGGACATGGAATCTTGGAACAATCACAGGATCTAGTATAATCAACTTAACTATCTCTCAATAAAAAACAAATATATAAAGTAAATATACTATAAGATGGCAATTAATTTAAAACAAATATTAATATCAGATACTGATAACATCAAACTGGACAAAGTTAATTATAATTTTGATCAGTTAGTTGCTAACGGAGGTGGACCTCAAGGTTCTCAAGGAACTGATGGTAATCCTGGTTATCAAGGTATTACAGGTTATCAAGGTGACCAAGGTATTCAAGGTGACCAAGGTATTCAAGGTCCTCAAGGAAATAATGGCCAAGGTATATGGAAAATAAACACAGGAAACGGACAAGGATTAGTAGATACTATTCTACCTATACATAATATATCAGGCCCTCAAGGAACAATAAACCCGCCATCGGTTATTGTAGGTTATAAAACAGATGCCCCTGAATACGCCCAAAGTTATATTGAAGAAGATTCAGTATGGGTTATACATAGACAAGATCCTTTTAGTAGCAATTTAGAATTAAAAACTTTAGACGTAGATCACAGGTTTGCGCTTACTTTATCTAAAGATGCAACACAGACACAACCAACTGCAATATTAGATATGAGTTTTAAAACTAATATTCAAGGAGGTACAAATGCAACTAACATTTTAAATCAAGCTGCAGATATATTTAAGTGGAAATCACATTTTGGCGGAACCGATTTAATAACATTAGATTCTTCTGAGCTTAATGTTGATGTTGATTCTTTTTTCAATAACGACGTCGAAATAAGCGGAGCTTTACAAGTTGCTTCTGGAAACCCAGATGTTGACAAGATTGCAGTTTCAACAAACTCTGATGGTTTAATAGGTTTTAAAACTATAGATGAAATAGGGGGAGTTGTTCCAGTGGGTACAATAGTATCAATGGTCCCTTCTTATTTTACTGATTCAACTAAATTTATAAATCAAGAAACAATAACTAGTTCTTCAAGCAATCCTTTACCGATAAAGGTAGGATCAGGTATTAATCAGCATGAAGGTTGGTATTTATGTAATGGTAAAACATGGACAGATGGTGAAAGCTCTTTTGCGACGCCAGACCTGAATTCATTTTCATATCAAATAGATAACGACCCTAATATTTCTACCTCAACAAGCCAAGGAGACGCAAATGTACAAAATTTAAATCTTTCAATCATTGGTGGAGCTGATGCTAGTTTAACAGGTGTTTATAATAGTGGCCCGGGAGATTACACGATTACAGGTACTATTGACCCAGTTGAAGAAACTTCTTTTTATACAACGACCGGAACTGCGTATGTTGTTAAAAAACTTCCACAAATTATTTATTTAGGAGTTGCTGATTTATATTGGAACGACGCTGGTGTAAATCCAGAGGATGTGTTCCCAACATGGACTTTAAGTGATTGGACTGGATCTGTCGCATCGACAGTACCACACACGGGTGGACATCCAGTGTTTACTTTTGGAAATTCTCCAAATGTAAGGCCTCAATCATCACAACAACCTTTGCCTCAAAATACTACCCAAAGCAATATTACATATTCTAATTATGCGTATGAAGTCCAGATACCAACCGGATATAACAATGCCGGGACATATTTACAAGCAACAACAAGCGTTGATTTATTAACTTCATTCGTTCAAACATATACTGCGACTTTATTATTTAATCCAGCTTCTCCTAATACAGGAAGTATGTTAAGTTATTCTGATATGTATTCAGGAATTCCAGGTGATCAAGGGGCTGGGACAATTACAGTAAACGCGCCTAATGATTATTATTTTGTAGATGATCCTTCAATAACTTATAGTGCAGGACCTCAAGCAAATGCTAGTATATTATTTGATGATGATGTTTTTGCAGCTGACGGTACTACTAGTATTGGTAAAACATACGATACCTCTTTTACAGTAGGATCTGGAACTACTCAAACAACTTATGTGTATGCGAGTGATGTTCCACAAATAATAACACAAGATACTATACGCACATCGGTAGTTACGCATCCTGGAAGTGGAGGACTTAATTGGGAATGGGATTTCGATAGTAGCGTTATACAGAATCAAACCAACCAACACGTATATGTTGGAAGACCAAATGCAACATATAACTTGTCAGTAAAATGTTGGTACGTTGGACCAAACACTGCACCAACAGGGATACAGGAATTTCAAATCACTATTTTTCCAGATCTAAGTAACAACAACATAGGATATACTACCCCAATTAGCATATTTATGTCAGATACTGGTAATAGTTCAACTCCACCGAGTGGTGGAAGTGCGGCTCGACAGTACGGGGGATCATTAACAATAACATCAACAGGTACTGGAACTGGAGATTTTGAAAACAGAATGGCACATATATAAAATATGATTTTTTATAAATACATACTTGATAAAATATTAAATAAGAATACTCTAATTTTCATTGGAGTTTCTTTGTTTGTTTTACTTTTTTTAAGACAGTGTAATCAAATTGAAAATCTAAAGATAGAGATAGACAATGCTCAAAAAATATCTAATAGAAACTTAAATAACTATAAAGCAAGTTTAGACACTATTAAATTTGAGAAAAATAAAAACGAGGAAACTATTGCTAAAATAAGATCTTATGAATTAGAAGTTTCAGATTTAAATAAATCTAAAGCAAATCTTATTAAAAAATATAATAACGTTTTAAGTATAAATAAAGATGTTGAAGAAATCAATTCAGTAATTAGTGCAGATTTAGAGGTTAAAGATTCTATAATTAATGCAACATCTATTATTACAAAAGAAGCAGACACAACTACACTTTCAATATTTGATAATAAAGAGTGGGATAAATATAATTGGAGAAGATTTAATGGATCATTAAGATTAAGGGTTAATGACTCTTCTTTTAATCTACTTTCATCAGAGTTTAACTTTAGTCAAGGCATTAGTTTGACAGCAGGTATTATAAAAACAACTGAAGGAAATAGTTTAAAAATAACTTCGCCGTATCCTAATTTAACATTTACTAGGATTGAAAATTTAAATTTAGTAAATGATGAGTTAAACAGACCTATGATAGGAAAATCAGGATGGTCTATAGGATTTGGAGTTGGATACGGATTAAATTTAAATCCGAATCAAGTAATTAGTGTAGGACCTACTATTGGAGTCGGACTTTATTGGTCTCCAAAATGGTTAAGATTTTAAAATATAAAAAATAACAATGGCGCAATCATCTAAATTTGCAAGACTTGACGAAGACGTACTATTAGAATTTATCTATCACGATCAAAGCGCGACTGATAACGCTAAAATAGAAAAAATAACAATGGCGCAATCATCTAAATTTGCAAGACTTGACGAAGACGTACTATTAGAATTTATCTATCACGATCAAAGCGCGACTGATAACGCTAAAATAGAAAACGACGAAAACGGAAGTCAACTTAAATACTTAAACACATCAAACACGAATAGTGCTGATAGAATGCTTATTCACGAGTTAGGAAGTGATGTTGTTAATTTTACAGTAAATATTGCAAATGGATATGTATATGTAAACAATTTTGCTTCTAGAGAGTTAATCTTAAAGAATGGAATGACATATAAATTTGATCTAAATGATGCATCAATTGATAATCAATCTGGATTTTATATAAATGGAATAGCATATACACCTAATAATGGAATAGTAACGTATACGCCTAATACAAATGGAACATATACATATTATTATAGAAATGCAGCGGGAACTTCTTTTATAGGGGGTAATTTAGTTGTTGGCAATAGAGCTAATTCTCTATATGCAAGACCAGAACAGGAAACAGGTAATACAATTAAAACAGCACCTGGGGAAGTTGGAAGATACTACGCGGTACCAACTGATAATTCAAATACACTAGCTCTTTTAGGAAATGATATAGATTATTTAGATTCTCAAGAATGGGAAGGAACAAATTCAACTGGTTTAGGAGTTGTTCAATCTTCACAAGTACAGGCAGTATGGTATGATACTATAAGACTTCATTTAAGAACAGGATATAGTTTTAGTGGTAGAGGATATGAAGGGTTTTTATTCCAAGTAAAAGTAAAAAGAAATTCAGGAGAATATGGTTATTTTACTTCTGTTGTTTATTTAAACTCTTCAAGCTTTGAGGTTCAAAATCCTAATCCATTTACTCTAGTTGATAGTTCTTTTTCAAAATATATTGAAATTAAAGTACCTGCACTAATCCACATGTCAGATGCTAATAAGAATTTAGATTTTTCTGAAACTTTTTTTGGAACAGGATCTGATGCAATACTTTCAACTACAAACTATGAAATATCTTTAGGATTAATATCTGAAGTTAAAACAGTTACCGGATATGATTATATTGAAATTACTGATACAAAGGAAATAACATTAGCACAGGAAGACGAATTTGTAGATATAGCCGTTAATTTAAATGAAGATCCTAATGGAGACTATTTTCAAATATATGGAACTAAAGATGGTTCTCAATCAGGGTTTGAAAACTATGTTAATGGTAGAATAGAAACATCGTCAGATGATATTACAGTTTTCTATGATGTTGAAGTTAGCGAACAAATTGGTTTAAACTATATAAGTACATATCAATCAACGTTCTCACAAGTTTCAAATTTTGATCAAAACTTAATATACAGGCCTGTAATTTTAAATTCTTCTGTAAGTAGTAACTTTTTATTACAAGTATCTATGAGAATTTATAACGAAACAGATAATACACAAATATTAAAAAGAGCTTCTTTAATATACAACAAGCCTAAGAAATATGGTAGAAGAATGTCTAAAATAAATTTAAGTGGAAATTATTCTCCAACTGTAATTTACAATAAATTAGACAACACATCAGTTAATAGAGAAATTAATCAATTTGTTAACTCAGCAAGACCTGTTATAGGAGAAACTAAATACGTGCCAGTTGCGATCAATGTATATGGCGTCGTTGCAGGATCTACTAATGTAACATTACAAGGAACTGAAATAGAGTCAACAAATGAAATTGATTATTCTCAAAATGGAGAAGGAGAAATTACTTTATCTAAAGTATCTGATAACTTTATTAAATTTAGTATTGCTAAACCAGCTGGAGATTCTTTAGAATCTATAAGTTTAGTTAATGCCGATGATATTGTTTTAATTATTAAATCAGGAGCAGTAGAACAACAAGTTAGCCACAACCCAACTTTCCCAGATATTGATCTAGGAAATGGAGAAGTTTTATTTAAAGTAAATAAGGCAGTCGCAACGAGATTTGATAAAGAAGATACTAATATAGATCAAGATAAGTTTTATATTAATTTAAAGAATGGAGAAACAGAATCTCTATTGTATCATGGTAAAGTAAATATTATATAATGATATTAAACAGTAGAAATAATTTATTTAATTTTAAATTTCCTCGTAAATTTATACCGATTGAGGTGGCCGATAAATACAGAAAGTATTTAAATAGAATGCCTGGGAATTTAATCACAGAACCTATTGATTTTATTAATTACTCAATACAAGGTATTGCAATTCCAGGAATTCAATTTGATCCGGTAGAACAAGCACCTAATGATGGTACTATTACATATCATAGAGGATCAATACCTATTCAAAACACGATTGAAAGACAATTTCAAGTAGAGCTACAGTTATTAGATGGTTATATAAATTATTGGATTTTACAAGATACTCTTTTGTATTATTACTCTAAATCTAATAGAAAACCATTTACTGATGATTTAAAACTTCAAATATTAGATGCTGAAGGAATACATGTTATGAGTGCCGTCTTTGAAAAACCTATTTTGAACTCAATAGCCGAATTAGAATTAAACATGAGTTCTAACATCGCAGAGTTTAATACATTTACACTTAACTTTTATTATAATAAATTTAATTTAAAGTTAGAAATTGATTAAGATATATACTATATGAAAACATTTTTAGATTACATGACGAATGCTAATGCAACTGAAGCAGAACTTCAAATATTGCAAGAATCTTTACAGTCAGAGTGGACTGAATCTTTAGAGGAAAAAGTAGATTCTGCTCTTGAAGAATTTGTATCAGAGTACAAACAAGAGGATGGAACATACGATATTGAAAGACTCAATAACGAAATGACTAATGAAGGTATTTTAGGTTCTATTTTTGGAGGTCTTACTGGATTTGCTCTAGGAAAAACAATTGGTAAAGCAGTTGCTAAAGTCTTAGGCATTGAAAAAGGAATAATGTATGAAATGCTAACCTCTCGATTAGTTGGTGCCGCTCTTGGTGCTGCAATCGGTAAAAAACTATAAGAATGATTTACGTAGCAGTAGACTTCTCTTTAAATTCGCCTGGTATATGTATTCATGATGATTCAAAAGATTCATATCACTTTGTGTCTTATATAAAAAGAGGACAAGGAACTAAAAAAGATCAAAAGAAACAAGACGATATTTCTCTTCTAAAAGACACCACATTAGTTTACCAGCCAGACTGGGATAAAAGTGATAACTATTCAAGCGCTGAAATATCTAAAGTTAAAAGATATTCAAGAACTGCCCAAGACCTTATTAATATTATATTAAAGATAACTAAAACTAAAGACAATTATATTATTGGTTTTGAAGGAACTAGTTTTGGTTCTAAAATGGGAACTAATAACATTATTGATATGGCAGCGGGAGCGGCCCTTTTAAAAGCTGAAATGCTAAACCAATTAGATGTTAAAGCATTAGAGACTGTTGCACCTTCAACTATTAAGAAACATGCTGGAAAAGGTAATATGAATAAGACGATGCTTTGGAAAGTTTTTATTGATAATAATATAAAAGACCAAAAGCTAGAAAACTCTAAACTATTTAATTATTGTGTTGATGAGATTGGAGAAGTTTCCAAGATCCCAAAACCATTTGATGATTTGGTTGATGCCTTCTTCTTGAACAGTCTACTTCAAACGTTATTTAACCCTCAGGCTTAAAACTCTAAGCTTATATTACATATATGATAAAAAGTTTCAATAAACAATAAATAAAATAATAAAAATGAAAAAGAAAAAGATTGCCCCTGCACACTTATTAAAACTTAAAGAGATTTTATTCTCTATGGTTTCACAAAATAGAATAAAAGAAAAAGAAGCTTTAGATGTTTTAAGAAAAGCAGGCTTAGTAAAACTTCCAGAAGCCGACAGCTGGATGGATGAAGAAGGATCCACTTACAGAAAAATATAGATATATAGTTTAGTTATATTTGAAACTTTTAAAAAGTCTCTTATATAATACATGAAAGTTTATTAAAGGTACCTTAACGAACAATCAAAGATTTAAAGATTATTAACAAAAATTAACGAAATTAAAGATTTAAAGAAATGGCAGAATTTGACATTTTCAACTTAAGCGTAAGCGATGTTGAAACACACGACACACAAAGCACTAAAACGGATGTACTATACAAGCCGAGTGCAGATCAAGGAAAAGATGGAACTTATAAAGCACTAGTACGCTTTGTTCCTAATCCAGCAAACCCAAGAAATTCACTAGTTAAAAAATACGTACACTGGCTAACAGATGCATCAGGTAACGGTCGATTAATTGACTCACCTAGTTCTGTTGGAGAAAGTTGTCCTATTGCAGAAGCGTTTTTCAAATTAAGAAATAGCGACTCAGCAGTAGACCGTAAAATGAGTGAAAAATTAAAGAGACGTGAACAATATTACTCTCTTATTAAAGTAATTAAAGATCCTCAAAATCCAGATCTAGAAGGACAATACTTAGTATATAAGTTCGGTTACAAGATCAAGGAAAAGATTGATGAGGAATTAAAGCCAGCTTTTGGTGAACCAACTCAAGTATTTGACCTATTTGCAGGTAAAAACTTTGAATTGATTATTACAAGACAAGGTGAATATAACAATTACGATAAATCTAAATTCTCTGCAAGTACTTCAGCTATCACAGTAAATGGAGAAGCTGCTGAAAGAACAAAAGAGACAATGGCAGTTATTAAAACTGAATTAGATGCAGCACCATCGTTAGAACCTTATGAATATAAGGTATGGGATGGAGACGCAAGAGATTTCGTAAATGGAATTTTACGTCAATATTTAAACCCAGGTGGTTCAATTGACGCGGTAGTTTCAAAACCTAAAACAGCAGCTGCTCCTAAAGCAACTGTCACTCCGGTTAAAGAAACAACTGCTACACCAGTTACCGAGGCTACAAGCACTACAGCTGATTCAAGCGATGATCTAGATTCTTTCTTGAATGACCTCGACATCTAAAATAGACGAACAATTAAAGCAAAAAATTAGAAGCTTAGTAAAGCAAGTTGTAGTAAACGAGCACACTGACCCTAATAAAAAAATGCTTAAGGAAATGCCAGGCCGTTTGAGCCTGGCATGTCCTTATTGTGGAGACTCAACAACAGATACCCACAAGAAAAGAGGAAATATTTATTGGGATAGTCTACAATATCATTGTTTTAACTGTTCTGAACATGGTGATGTTTATTCCTTATTAAAAGACCATCATATAGGATTTAAAGATAGAGAAGATTCTATTGCAATTATAGATTTTATACAAGAACATAGAATTCAAGCTAATACCGTAGAAGTATTAGAACATGATGTCTTTAAAACCATATATGATTTAGCCCCTACTAGAGAAGAACTATGCAAGATCTTTGGGTATAAAGAAATAGAAGTAGGAGATCCAGGATATTTTTATCTAAGAGGTAGAATGTTATCTCATAAACTTGAAAACTTTTTATATTCTCCTAAAGACAAGAGAATGGTTGTTCTTAACTTAGGACCTAATAATAAAGTTATCGGATTTCAAACAAGAGCTCTTTCCAAATATAGAAATGCAAGATATTTAACGTATGATATTGAAAAAATATATCAAGAGATGGATAAAGATATTGGAGTATCTGAGTCTGAGTTAATTAGCCTTAAAAAAATATCAACACTTTTTGGTATTTTAAGAGTTGATTTACAAAGAACTGTCACTATGTTTGAAGGACCTATTGATGCTATGTTTATGACAAATAGTATTGGACTAGCAACTGCAGGTAGATCAACCGATGAATTTGATGAAATACCTACAATAAGATATATGTTTGACAACGATAAAACAGGTAAAGAAAAAATGATGCAAAAACTCAGAAGAGGTAAGGAGATCTTTCTATGGGGTAAATTCTTTAACGACACTAAATTAGATTTAATCTATGATAAATGGTTAGATAAAGTTGACAGAAGTGAAAGAGATAAATATCCTATAGAAATAAATGACTTAAATGACTTAGTACAAGTCGCTTTCCACATGAAAGATAATTGTATTAATAATTTAGATATGTATTTTAGTAATTCTAAACTAGATGCATATTATTTATGAAAAATATAGATATTAATAAAATGATAGATCAAGAGTTTGACGAGTTTGAGCAAGATCGAAACCGTAGAAAAAATATTAAAGCTTTTTTAAAACTTAAAAGTTCTAATTATGATTTTACAGAAACTAAATTAACAATGACAGATCCTAAGTTTAAGAAAAAGCTTAATACAAGTGTCTATGTTAAACAAAAGAACAAAAACAATAATCAACTGTTTTAACAATATAATCAATGGCAGATTTAAAAGATAAAATACTTAAATTAGATGAATACCTCGGTAGACAAAGACTTGATTGGACCGATAAAATAAAAGACCTTACAATTAATTTAAAGAAAGGTATTAACCTAGAAGAGGTTAGTTCATTTTCATTAAGCTATCGACAAATATTAGTAGAGCAGCTTGCATCAATGTCTAATAAGATGAGAGCTCAAAAAGCTACAGTTGATCAAAAATACAAACAAAAATGGATAGAATATTATCAATATGATTATAAGCTAACCGACAAGCAGAGAGAAAGATTTCTCGAAGCTGATCTAGCAGAGGATAGACAATTGCTAGATTTATTAGAAACACAGAAAAGCTTTATTGAAGCCTCTGTAAAAACTCTTGACAATATGGGCTTTGCAATAAAGAATCGCCTCGATATGACAAGAATATAAAAAATAGTTTCATGAAAATTGGTACTAACATTAACAGACGATAATCAATTTCTAAGAATTGATGATGCTACTGAACTTGAGTTAGAACAGATTACAATCTCCCTTACAAAAAGAATTGAAAGTTGGAGATTTAATCCGTTGGTAAAGCGAGGAGTATGGGATGGTTATGTCTCTTATATTAAAGATGACAAATGGATTCCTGCTGGATTATGGAGACATGTTATCCAGATTTGTAAAGATTATAAGATAGAGATTCAAATGAACGGAATAAAACGTTTAATTGATCCAGATATTAACGCAGAAGCATTTGAAGAATGGGCTCTTAATTTCTTTAAAGGAGCTGAGATAACTCCAAGAGATTATCAAATAGAAACAGCATATAACATACTTAAATTTAGAAAGTGTTTAGCAGAACTAGCAACATCCGCCGGTAAAACTTTAATTAGTTTTATGACTGTCGCGTATATGCTAGAAAAGAAAAAAGCTCAAAAAATATTATTTATAGTTCCTAACGTCTCTTTAGTTGTACAGGCACATGAAGATTTTCATGAATATAATTACATGAATAAGGTTAATTTAAAAATTCAACAAATATATTCAGGTAAAAAAATTAAAAGCAATAAAAACATAATTATTGGTACATATCAATCTTTAGTAAAAAAAGATAAAGAATACTTTAGTCAATTCGACGCAGTTTTAGTAGATGAAACTCATAAAGCAAAAAGTGCATCTATAAAAACAATATTACAAAAATGTACTAATGCAAAATATAAATTTGGTCTTTCAGGAACAATTCCTAAAGACGGATCTCTTGATAAATTAACACTTATGAGCCAAACAGGCCCAGTTATTAGTGAAGTTAAAGCGGCTTTTCTACAAAACGAAGGTCATATTGCGAAGTGTTTGGTTAAAGTAATTCAAATGAACTATGCAACAGAAAATCAAAGACAAGCATTTCAAGAGCTTGCACAAAATAAATACGATAGAAAAGATGTTTTTCAACTTGAACAGAATTTCATTATTAATAGTAAGGCACGTCTTGATTTTATCTCAAGCGTTATTTCCAGAGTACCCAGGAATAGCCTTGTCCTTTTTCACAGGATTGAACACGGTAAAAAATTATATGAAAAACTTAGACAAGAAAGCGATAAAAGAGTTTTTTATGTTGATGGTGGAACCAACACAGATATCAGAGAAGAATATAAGAAAAAAATGGAAGCTGGAGAAGAGGTTGTTATTGTCGCCTCTTATGGTACTTTCTCAACAGGGATCTCGATTAAAAAGATTCACAACATATTCTTTACGGAGTCGTTTAAAAGTGAAGTGATTATCAGACAATCAATAGGACGTGGTTTAAGACAACATGAATCAAAAGACAAGGTTTTAATAATCGACTTTGTTGATGATATTAGAACGCCTGAGTGGGACAATTACTTATATAAACACGGTAAAGCACGCCAGGCAATATACAAACAAGAAAAGTTTGATTATAATATTAAAATAGTCAATTTTGAAGGAGATATATAAGATATACGCAAATAAAATAAAATTAAATTTATAAAAATGGCAAAAATGAGTAGAATTAGTTCTTTTAAAACTTTCTCTGAAATTAGAGAAATGGAAAATGTAACTAAGTTACAACAGGAAAACCAGATAAAAAGATCTGAGTTAACTTCTAAAATAGAAAAAATTTTAGATGAAATGAACATAACTTCATTCGATAATTTAGAAGAAGAAGTTAGAAACGAACTTATATCTAAAGCATTTGGTTTAGTTGGTGAAGCTGATAAAACAAAGGTTTCTAAGAAAGAAATTAAATTTCATTTAGATGCTTTTCAAAAGGGAGATATCGACGGTAGTGATTTAGCACAGGCTATTTCAGAAATTATGTTTGGTAAGGTTAACGCACCAGGTATTAAAGAAAATAAAATTAAAATGATGGATGATAATCATTTAATCAAATTAGTTAGAAAGAACAATGTTGAAGCTGCAGAAGAATTAGCAGCTAGAGATTACTTAGACGATGAGGACGTTATTAAAGTGAAGAATGGAGGAGGTAAAGACCTAGCAAATACTCTTATGCACTCTCTAATAAGCAGAAGAGATAATAAAAAGAAAAGAATGAACGAAGATTTAGTTGATGATGAACCAATTCAAGAAGCAACTGTTGTGATGGACGCAATAAACCCTGATGATAAAGATTTTTTAAAATTCTTAAAAAAGAATAAAGTTAAAGTAATCGATACCGTAAAATCAGGGCCAAGTGGACATCCTGAAATTACAATGCAAGGAAAAAGAAAAGATCTTGAAACAGTGTTATCTGATAGTGAATTAGGATGGGACGATCCGGGTTTAGCAGAATTTATTGAAGAATCAGTAAACATTTCAGAAGCAGTAATAGTTACAGGTAGAAGAGACGCTAAAAAAGTTTTAACAGCTTATACTAAATTTTTCCAAAAATATCCAGCACTAGCTGATAGAAGATTCGCAGGATTACATTTAGGAGCAATTAAAAGCTTAATGGTTTCTGCATTAACAGACGCTAACTTCCATAGAGAATCAGCAGCATGTGGAAAGGCTATTAAAGGAGCAAGGCTTCAACCGGTATATATTAAACCAATTGAATTAAACAAAACAGAGATTAAAGTACCTGTTGGTAAAGTATTATCAATCTTAGATGATAATGCATCTCTTATTTCTGGTGCAGCTGGATTTTCTGGTTTAGGTATTGCTGAAGGAACAGCGTTATATTTAGATTCTATTAAATACGTTAAAGAAGCAGAAGCAGTTATTACATGTTTTAATTCTACATTTGAAAGTGAAGTGGCTGATGTAACAGAAGGTAATGCATTTTTAGGAGCAAGAGCTAAGGCTATTGAAGAAGATGCCGAAGAGTTTGAATTTGAAGGTAAAAAATATCCAGTAATTAAAGAGACTATAGAATTAACTGAAGCTGAAGTTACTTCTGACGAAGAATTTAAAGAGTACGCTACTACAGTTTTACAAAAAGCATTTGGAAAAGAATATGATGACGCAAAAGCACAAGAGGTTATTAGTGGGATTCTTTCTAAATCAGACGGAGATTATGGAGCTGCTGTAGGTATATTAACTTCTTCATTAGGAGAATCAGTAATTACTGAAAAGACATATAACAAAAAGTCTTTAATGAAAGCTATGAAAGCCGATGACGGTATGATTCAATTAGGAAATGGACAAGAGTATGTTATTTACGCTTACGGTAATGGTAATGACGATAACGACAACATGTGGAATGATAAAACAATCTTTGCATTAGACCAAGATGGAGAAGAACATGAGATCAACTATTCTGATATTGTAAGTTATAATGAAGCTAACGCCGATGGTACTATTTCAGATGATGAAGACGAAAAAAGAGCAGAATTAATAAATAGAGTAAAGGGAGAAATGGAAGAGCTTTTAGCATCTGCTGAATTTGATGCTGAAGAAATTGGAGGACCTTTTAGATCACCTGGTATTATGGCTGATATTAGAAAATTATTAGACAAAAAAGTTAAGAAATTTAAATAAAATAGAAAAAAGATGACCTGGATTTTTCCGGGTCAAATCTTTTTATTATATTAGTAATATGAAGAAAACAAAATTATACGAAGAGTTTATTAACGAAGAAATCTATTTAACCCATAGTGAGATCGTAGGTTATCAATTTGATAAGTTTTTAGAATCATATCTTAAACTTAATAAAGATAATAAAACGGTTTATGATAAAAAAGAAGATTTTACGTATGGTTTTAGAAAAGGATCTAAAACTGCACATTGGAAATATGACCATGATAATTTTGAACTACACCACAGTGAAAAAGAATTTCATGTTTTAGGTCTTATAAATTTTTATAAACAAGCATCTAAAGGACATCCTTGGTCTAAATAAAATAAGCACAATGAAGATATTATCATTTAAAGATTTTTTAATAGAAAGAGAAAATAAAGAAGTATTAAACTCTAAATTAATTTTAGAAGGTGGAGCAGCAGGACACATGTCACATCCATTTGATGAAAAAGATTTGACATTTGCAGATTTTAAAAAGATAGTAACTGCAGGTCTTCAAGGTGAATTAAACTTTGAGGAAGAAGCCACTGAAAAAACTGACGGTCAAAATGTATTTGCAACAGTTCAAGATGGAGAAGTAAAATTTGCCAGAAATAAAACTGAATTAGCAAATCCAATGGACCTTGCTACTTTTAAGAATAAGTTTGAAGGACATGCTAGTAAATTAGTACAAGATACTTTTCAATTTGCTGCAGAAGATTTAGCAAACTCATTAAATAAATTATCCCCTAAAGATTTAGAAGTTTTTGATAACGGTAAAAACTGGATGAACATGGAATTAATTTATTCTAAGAATCCAAACGTTATCTATTATGATCGTGATGTTATTCAATTTCATGGTATAAAGAAAACTGATGGTGAAGGTAATACTACTGGAGAGGATAACAAACCAGCAAGATCAATCGCGAAAGCAATGCAAGATCTTAAAGTTAATGTTGGTAAAACATTTACAGTCATTCCACCTCAAATTATTAAATTAGGTAAAGATTTAGATTTTGAAAAGAACAAGTCTAAATTTATAAAACAAATAGAAGCATTAAGAGACCGTTATAAATTATCAGATGCTGATGAAGTTTCTAGATATCACGAAATGTGGTGGAGAGAAACAATAGATACAAATTTCCCTGATTTACAACAAGACTATAAAGAAGGTTTATTATTAAGATGGGCTTATGGAGATAAGAAGTCTTTAAATATGAGAAGCCTTGCAAAAGAAATAGGAAAAGATGAAGCAGCTTCTGTTAAGAAATTTGACAAAGAAGATGTTAAAAAGAAATATAAAGAAAACATTAGACCGTTCGAAGATTTGTTCTTAGAACTAGGATCTATAATTCTTAAGAATGCTTCTAATTTTGTAGCAGCAAATCCAGACAAGGAAATGCAAAGACTACATGATCAAATTAGAAAAGAATCAGATAAAATTAAAAAAGGTGGAGGAGAAGCTCAAATTGCAAAAGTTGAAGCTGAACTTGCAAGATTAGATAGAATTGGAGGAATAGAATCTATTATACCAACTGAAGGAATAGTGTTTGTATATAAAGGAAAAACAATGAAATTAACAGGTACGTTTGCAGCCATTAATCAATTAATGGGTATCATAAAATACGGTAGATAACATGGCACTTACAAAATTAAGAACACATTTCAACGAAACTAATATTAATGAGTTTCAAAGATTATTAAAAAACAGAGTAATGGTTGTTGAAAAGATTTCAGCACCTGCGTTTTACGTTAGAAGATTTGAAAATAAATTTGAATTTTATAAATCTTCAAAATCTAAGCCTTTAACAATTATCGATAGAACTATTATGTCTCTTTACGAAATAGCTATTAAACATATACAAAGTTTAAGCCCTAATAGTAAAGAATTATTACCAGGTAATTACAGGTTTGGTTTTGAATATTTACCAGAAGAAAAAGTTTCTGAATATGAATATACAAAAACACCTAAAAACAATTTAATATTAACACATATACATCAACTTAGCGATAGCGGAAAAGTAAAAAAGACAATCATAGATCCAGTTGTTATAGAAAAATGGTCTAAAATATTAGAAGTACAGTCTCAAGGTGTTTTATTTGATGGAACACTAAACTCTCTTCAAACATCTAAATTAATTAAATTATTAGAAATGAATGATAAATCTTTTTCTGATAACTTTGATTACGACATAGAAACCGATAAACAAGTTTCTTTTACTAAAGAAATTTATAAAATATTTAACGCTAATTCTTCTTCAACAATTTTACAAGAAGATTTAGAATCAGAAATAGATGGTTTAGTTTTAAATTTTGTAGAAGGTAAAAAAATACAATCTTTTAAATTAGAAGACTTTAGTAGAAATCCAATAAATGAAGCTAGAGAAGGTTCACACACATATCAAATTGCAATCGCAGATATATTAGAGTTTTTTGTAAATTATGATTTTAACGAAACGCAACTATTAGAAAAGAAAGCAGATGAAAGATATATCGAATTAATGTCAGTTGCTTTTAATAAATACGTAGAAAAAAATGCTGCAAGATATATTGGAGTTAATTTCCAAAATGCAGAATTTTCTTCTTCAGATTTATTTAAGTTAAATACAGCCTTTATAAAAAACGAAAAAACATTAAAGAATGTTTCTAACGAAGTTTTATCTAGTTTATTTAAAATAACTTTAGGAACTTTTAGAAAACAAAAAACAAAATCAACAGATATATTAAATGATGATATGATTTCTCAATTAAATAATGTTGTTGATAAAATTAACGAAGTTGTCTTTCTAGAAAATTCAGATGAAAATTCTATATATGATTACAAAAATTTCATGCTTCATAATAATATAAAAAGTGAGATAACTTTAAATGAAGCCTTAACTGTAAAATATGGAGAACAAGGAAAAGAGCCAGTAAACATGTTTGTTGGTAGATTTCAACCATTTACATTAGGCCATGCTAAAGTTTTAGAAGCAATTCACAAAGAGAATGGATATCCAGTTATCGTATTTTTAATTAAAGCAAAGAATAAAAAGAAAGGTGACGAATTTAGAAAACCATATTCTGAAGATTTACAAATTAAAATGTTTAAACAGGTTCAAAAGCAATATAAATTCTTAAAAGAAATTATAGTTTTAGATAGAGGAGCAATTGATTATATGTTTAATGAACTTAGACCAAAATATGAACCAGTTCTTTGGGGAACAGGATCTGATAGAATGAAATCTTATGGATATCAAGTAAATAATGATTCTTATAGAGATCAATTAAATGTAAGATCTGATTTTGGATTATTTGAAATACCAAGAAGCGATGATAATATTTCAGCAACTCAAGTAAGAAACGCGATGTTAGATGGAGATGAAAAATTATTTAAAAAGACTACACCAAAGTCAATCCATAAAATGTATGATATTTTAAAGTCTGAACTTGAAAAATCAATGGAACTTGTAGTTGCTTCTAAGATTGTGTCAGAATCAATTATGACGTTTGAGCAATATATGAATAAATTAAAATCATAAGGAAATTTCGAATATATAATCTTATAATATAAAATAAAATAAAAATCATGGACAAATCACACTCTAATCAAGATGATAGAATAGATGAAGGAAAAATAACTATAAAAAGACGTTATACTGAAAATTATCCTGCTAAAACCGTTGGCGCATCTGCTAGAATCAGGAATAAAATGTTAGAAGCAATTTCAGATGGTGCTATCACTCAAGATGAATTCAATTCTATTATTGCAGAATTATCTGCAGATTCAAAAAGATGGATGTCTCGTAATTCTAAACTTTTTAATATTACAGAGTCTGGTATAACGTTAACAGCGTTAGGTAAGAAAATATTATCTCAAATTACAATAAACGAAAAAACAAAAAAGAATCCAGAAATATGGGTTCCTGGTAAATTTGATAAAGATCTTTCTAAATTAACAGCCGATGAAATAACAATAGACAATTTAAAAAAATTATCAAAAAAACATAGAGTGTTTTTAGATGATGCAATTAAGTACGCTGAATATAGCTATGATATTGATTTAGATGAAAATCAAACAATAAAAAATAATAATATGAAAACACAATTAGTATTTGAATCTTTCGGAGATTTTGTAAACTCATTAAATAAAAATAATGAAGAATTAAACGAAGGAACTAGAGGTCAATTTGGAATGATTGATAAAAAAGGAAATATACAATCAGTATATATGCACTATGATTCATACCCTGAAAACATTTTACCTATAATAAAAAAGGGTTATAGAAACGCTAAAAAAGTACAGGCAGTTATTGATAGAGGAGATACTTCTGGATTAGATAAAACAGTCGATACCATGAATTTTTATGAAGATGGTAGAAAACCAACATCTGGTAAAAAAGCACAAATGGATCGTTACATTAAGAAGGCCGCTGATGAAGGTGGTGCAGAATATATTTACTTATATGATGAATCTGAAAAAACTTGGTATATGGTTGATATCTATGGAGATATGCAATTAGTTCCAGCATTTGAATCAGTAGTAAACGAATCATACGATTACGATGAAGTAGCACAATCTGAATTTGGAATGGATTACGATCAATTAGGTCCAGGTGAAAAAGAATGGGTACGTGATGAAATAGACAACATGTCTGAGACTAACGAAGCAGTTAATAATATCGCGTATGTTAAAGCTGGAAAATTAGGTAATAATGACCAATTTCTAGCGAAGAGATCTTTATCATGGACATTATCAGTTGATTTAGGTTTAAAAGCATCTGACGAATTTGTTGGACCATGGCTAGGATTTGATCACGTATCACTATACGCTATTGGTAAAAAAGGAGGAACAATTCTTGATGACGCTTTAACAGGTAAATATACTTATGATGAATTAAAAGCAGCCGCTGCAGATTTCTTAGGTATTAAAGAATCAGTAGACGTTGAACTTAATGAAGCATTCAAATCTTCTAAGTTAAGAAACTTAATGAACATGGATCAAGCATCAGCTTACGGTAAGAATAAGAATTTAGCTTCTGCATTCTACGGAATGTCTAAAGTTAAATTAGATCAAGTTGGTGATGAATCTTTAGTAGATGTAGATCCTAAAACAGCATACAAGCAATACGCAAACAACAAAGACTTTGTTGTATT